CGACCAGTGATGTCGGCAAGCTGCTTCAGAAGATGCGCGGCAACATGCAGATCGTCACGATGGGCATCAAGATTGCGACGGCGACGCAGCAGCTCACCGGCCTCCTCCAGGCCGTGCCGATGCTGGGTTCAGTAGAGATGGCTGGTGGCGTTGTGCGTATGCTCAACAATCCGTTTCAGCTCCGCGAGAAGTCCGAGTACATCATGGGCAAGTCTGAGTTCATGCGGACGCGCGTTCGCACCTACAACCGAGATGTGCGTGAGTTTCTGCGGCGCGTCGAGGACGACTCGCTCTATCACAAAACGCAGCGCAATGCGTTTGCCCTGGTCGGCGCAATGGACTGGGCTGTTAGCTCGGTCGTGTGGATCGCTGCTTACGAGAAGGCTCGCGCTGGCAACGTCGATGGTATCGATGGTGGCGTCGAAGAAGACGCTGTGCGTTTTGCCGATAGCATTGTGCGTCAAACGCAGAGCGCCGGTCTCAACCAAGATCTCCCGCTCGTTATGCGCAACACCGAAGTGGAAAAGATGGTCACCGCCTTCTACTCGTACTTCTCGGTGCTCTACAACTGGACCGCGTACGATCAGGTTCTCGGTGTTCGCAAGAAGCGAGTGCCGCTCTACATGGCGGCGGGTAACTTCTTCCTGATCTACATCCTAGCGCCGCTGATCACCGAGTGGCTTGCCGGTCGCTGGGACAAGGAAGGCGAAGACGACGAAGAGCGCCTGCAGCGCATGTTGCGTGTGATCGCGCGCATGCCGTTCTCTTCGGTGCCGATCCTGCGTGATATCGCGAACACCTACGGCTCGTTCTACGATTACTCGCTGACGCCATTCGAGAGTGGTCTGCAATCGGCAATCGATACGGTAGAGGACATCGCCAGCGGCGAGATCCTCACAAACGAAGGTGCGCAGAAGAATGCCGCATTCGCCGTCGGTTTCGTTTTCGGTCTTCCAACCGCGCAGATGTACATTACAGCCGACTACATTCGCGACTATGCGGAGGGCGAAGAAGAGGGTCTCGATCTGACCGAAGCTCTGCTAAGGGACACGCGTTAACAGGGGTGATGTCGAATGCTGCCCAACGAAACTCCGTGGGTTCTGTACGAGGGCAGCGGCAATCGCGGACCTTTCTCTCTCGTCGTCAGCGGGACTGCGATCAGCTACGCCGACAAGGCGCACATTCGCGTCACGCGTTTCGCTGCCGACGGCACGAACACCACCCTCGTTGAAGGCACCGATTATCAGCTGAGCGCGAACTCTGCGCTGCCGGATCTCAACGATCCGCAGCGCCCAGTGACGACCGCGACCTGTACGCTGAAGGCTGTACAGCCCGTGCTCGCCGCCGGTCAGCATCTACTTATCGAACGCATCGCACCGGCAGAGCAGGATCTCGCTTACACCGCAGCCGGTGGCTTCAGCTCTCGGACGGCAGAGCGAAACCTCGATGCGATCATGCGCGTCGTGCAGCAGATCAACACGTCAGTCTCGCGCGGTATCATCTCCAATCGACTGGATGCGACACCGCTCGCGCCTCTTGAATTGCCGACCGCTGATGATCGCGCCGATAGCGTCTTCACTTGGGATGAGAACGGCGATCCAGACTTCACACCCATCGCTGACTTTACACCTGAGTGGCTCGTCGGTGCTGGCGCTCCGAGCGCATCGACCGGCGCTGATGGAGATATGTATCTCAACAGCTCTAACGGTGATGTGTACGGGCCGAAGGCAAGCGGTGCGTGGGGATCACCGACGGCGAACATCAAAGGCGCGACGGGCGCTACCGGCGCAACGGGAGCTACCGGATCTACGGGTGCGACCGGCGCACAAGGCCCTGCTGGCGATACGGGGCCGCAAGGCCCGCAGGGAGACCCCGGCCCGACGGGCGCGACCGGGCCTACCGGCCCGACGGGATTGACCGGAGCGACGGGCGCGACCGGCGCGACTGGTGCAGCTGGCGCTAACGGCGCGACGTGGTCGCAAGGCACTGGCGTCCCTACTGGCGGCGTTGATGGTGACTTCTATCTGCGCACAACAAACGGTGACGTCTATCAGCGTGCAGCCGGTGTGTGGTCTGTCATCGCTAATATCACCGGACCAACCGGCGCGACTGGTGCAACCGGCGCGACGGGACCGACCGGCGCGACCGGCGCGACTGGACCGCAAGGCCCCGCCGGATCCGGCAGCGGCGATCTGCTATCCACGAACAATCTCTCGGATCTCGCAAACGCCGCTACCGCGCGCACGAACTTAGGCCTCGGCACTGCTGCAACACTCGCATCAAGCGCGGTGGCGCAGACTGCAAACAATCTCTCAGATCTCGCAAACGCTGCGACCGCTCGTACGAACCTCGGTCTCGGCACCGCTGCGACGCTCGCGTCGAATGCGGTCTTTCAGACTGCAAACAATCTGTCCGAGGGTAACGCGACCACGATGCGGTCGAACCTCGGCCTCGGCACCGCAGCGCTCCTGTCGCCTTCAGCAAACGTTAACAGCATCCTCGGTGCTGCCGACTACGCGGCGATCAGAACTCTGCTCAACCTTGTCGTTGGCACAAACGTACAGGCTTATGACGCCGATCTAACAACATGGGCCGGGCTCACACCTAGCGCTAACGCTCAGTCGCTCGTCACTGCAGCGGACTACGCTGCTATGCGCACACTGCTCGGTCTCGTCATTGGCACCAACGTCCAGGCGCAGGACGCTGGCCTTCAATCCATTGCTGGTCTCACCACTGCTGCGGATCAAAGCATCTATACGACCGCCCTCGACACTTACGCCACATTCTCTTTGACCTCAGTGGCGCGCACGCTGCTTGCTCAAACCTCGCAAGCGAACATGCGGACAACCGGGCTTGGCCTCGGAACGTCGGCGACTGTCGCGACCGGCACGAGCGGCGCGACTATCCCGCTGCTCAACGGCGCGAACACGCACAGTGGCGCGAATGTGTTTTCGGGCTCACTAACGCATTCTGCCGCTGCGTTCGCAACCGGCATTATCTCGCCAACAGCGCTCGCCGCTGACACGAACGATTGGGCTCCGACGAGCTTCGCGACGTGTAACGTCATCCGCGCTTCGGCCACAACAACATCGCGCAATCTGACCGGCTTGGCTGGGGGCGCGAGCGGTCGCCGCGTGACCATCCATAACGTCGGTTCAATCAACATCGTGCTCGTCGATGAGAGCGCGTCGTCTACTGCCGCGAACCGCTTTGCTTTGGAAGGCAACATCACGCTCACGCCAGATAGCTCCGTCACGCTGTGGTGGGATACAACCTCGTCGCGCTGGCGCGCTGAGGGGCGGACCGCTGTGACCGGCGATGTCACGTCTGCCGGGTCGGCGCTGACCATCGCTGCCGGTGTCGTGACGTTCGCGAAGATGGCGAGCGCTGCTATCGCGAGCGCGTCAGAGTATCTCGCCAACACCGCGAGCAAGCTGATCAGTGTTGCTGCAGCGTGGGCTGCGGCGGTGCCGGTGACGATTACATTCGCCGCGTCGCAGACGCTGGACTTCAACACGTTCATCAACGGCAAGATCACGCTCACTGCTAACATGACGTTGCAGACGCCGACCAACCTGAAGCCGGGTCAGTGCGGATGCATCGAGTTCATTCAGGACGCGACTGGATCTCGCACGCTCAACATGACGAACGCATCGTTCATCTCTGCGAGCGGCACCGACATCACGCTCTCGACGGCGGCTAACGCACGCGATCTGATTTTCTATCAGGTGCTCGCCGACAGTAAGGTTCTACTCAACGCAGTGAAGGCGGTGGCGTAATGCTCCCAGGTTTTGCAGGCATCGTCGGTTTCGCGGGTGGCGCTGGCCCGGCAAGCATCAGCTCTGCTTGGTCTGCAATCGATCTCGTTTATACCACCGTCAATGGAACCAACGAAGATCGCACGATCACTTGGACCGGAGGCGGCACGCGCAATATCGATTATGCGGGAGCCTCTTTTGGCACGTTCGAGTATCGTATCGATAGCGGATCGTGGCTGTCGTACAGCTCACCGTTCGCGCTGAGCAGCGGGCAGACGGTCGGCTGGCGCTACACACCAACCGGAGATGAGTCAGTGACAATAGAAGTCAACGTGGACAGCGTGCTGCTAACGTCGTTTGGCGTGAGCGCGACTGGCTATCCATAAGGAACGATCATGATCTCCGAAGAAACCCCGCGCGTCGTTCACCAGGGAAGCGGATCTCTTGGGCCGTTCGCTCTTTCAGTTGACGGCACGCCGATCACATACAGCGCGCCCGCTGAGATCCGCATCACACGTCACTACAACGACGGCACGTCTGCAGTGCTGGTCAACGGCACGCACTACACGCTCACCGATGAGAGCATCCTGCCTGATGTCGGTGAGACCGATCAGCCGATCTCTGCCGGATCGTTCACGCTTGAAGCGGATCAGGATGTACTCGCCATCGATGAGTACATCGAAGCTGAGCGCATCACTGTCGCTCGGCAGGATCTCGTGCTGCGCACTGCTGGCGGTTTCAGTTCGTCATCTTTTGAGCGCAAGCTCGATGAGATCGTCAGGCTGATCCAAGAGCTGCGCACGAAGAGTGATCGCACGCTCACGCTTCACCCGCTGGATGATGATGGCGCTCTGGCTTTAGACCGCGCAGCAGATCGAGCCGACAAGCTGCTGGGGTTCGACGGCAGTGGCGCTCTTGAGTTCGTTGACAACACCTTCACCGGCCCGACTGGCGCGACGGGCGCTGCCGGTGCGAACGGCACGGTCTGGTACACAGGGACAGGAGCGCCGTCAGCAGGCCTCGGCACGACGACCGACCGATACCTCAACACGTCGAACGGAGACGTCTACACGAAGGCGTCAGGATCCTGGGTTGCCGACGGCAACATTCGCGGCGCGAGCGGCGCTGGTACTGGCGACATGTTGAAGACCGAGAACCTTTCCGGTCTTTCAAACTACACAACGGCGCGCAGCAATCTCGGGCTTGGGACTGCATCTGTCCTTGCAGCGACAGCGATTTTTCAAGTCGCCAACAATCTGAACGAAGGCAACGCCGCGACGATGCGCGGCAACCTCGGTCTAGGCTCGCTCTCGACGTTGAGCACCATCAATAACGGTAACTGGTCTGGCACCGATCTCTCTGTCGCTAACGGCGGGACCGGCGGTAGCACGCCGGAAGACGCGCGCGCCGCGCTTGGTCTCGTACTTGCGACAACAGCTGAGTATCGCGCCAACACTGCGAGCCGCGTTCTCACGACCGATCAAGTCTGGGCCGCTGCTGCATTCGTCGCGCTCACCGACGGCGCAACGGTCACGCCAGATCTATCTCTCGGTTTTAATTTCACCTGGGCGATTGGTGGCAACCGCACGCTGGCCAATCCGACGAACCTGAAGCAGGGGCAGAGCGGCCACATCTACATCACGCACACGGGAGCGGCGCGCTCAATCGCTGCGTTCGGCAGCTTCTACAAATGGGCCGAGGGTGCAGCCGGTGCGCTCTCAACTGACGGCGCAGGGACCGTAGATCGGATCTCTTACATCGTCGTGAATGCGGGGTCGGGAACGGAAATGATCGAGCTGACAATCGCGAAAGATATCAGTTAGCGGTATTGGAAAGACCACCACCCATTCCACCCGAGGCCGAGCGCGGCTAGAGACTGGCTTAAGGAGTAAGGGGCTATGATGCTCGACATCAAAAACACTTCGCGCGACTGGAAGCTCTTCTTGCAGGAGCTGGCAGCTGAAGCTGTGCGCGACGCTGACACAACGCCGCCCGAGATGGCGTTGCACAACGTACTCCACGATCTCTCTCTTGTTGCCAGGGCCTACGCTGGTCGTCTTGATGACGTAGAGCGCGGCAGTGGCGACGACGATCTCAAGCAGCTGGTCCCAGACGAGGCAAGTCAGCTGGTCACTGATGCTCCGTCTGCCACACCCGTGGGGCCGGTGTCTCCTTCCGAGTTACCGGATTGGCTGCTTGAGACCATTCGTTCAATGAGCGATGAGATTGAAGCGCTCAAGGTGCGCCTGTCCGCGCTTGAAGGACAGGCTCAGATTTCCAGTATCGTTCCGACCGAAACCTATCGCGTCGATGAGTTAACGATCTTCGATGAAGATCGGTCTGCGTGGAATAGCGTGGAGCGCGCGCGTAGCGCACTGCGCGGTATGATCGGTCGCGAGCATCAGAAGAGAACACGGATCCGCCAAGCGATCCTTGCTCGCGTCACTATGCTGACGGCGCTGCCGGGAGAACTCACGTCCGACGAGCGCGCCGAGTTGCGTCAGCATCAAGACCGTGCAGCCGAGCTGGGTGAGATCGACGCCATCGCAGGCGTGAAGCTTGATGAGATTGCGGGCATCGATGATCTCGTCACGCTGCGTGAGTACGATCCCATCAAGGGGTGGCCGGAATGAACCCGCGTCGCTGGCCTCGCCCCTGGCTGATGTACATTGGCGTGTTCATCGCGCTGCTTCTCGTTGCCTTCTTCGTGAAGCTCGGTCTCTCCGTGCTTGAGGTGTACGAGCGCGCGGCGGCAGAGTTCAGACCTGTTCCCGACATGAGTGGCGGCATTGCTGCGATCCTCGGTGCGCTCGCGATGCTGCTCCCGGCCATCGTTCAGGTGATGCAAGTTGTCGGTCAGTACGGGCGCGAGCGCCTCGACCAACAAGCGCGAGGTATCCCGCCAACCGGGATCCCTACTCAGCCGCCGCCGGTCTCCGTGCCGACGGCGGTCGAACCCTCACCAACCGGAGGGCTGGTCAACAACGAAGCGTTGGGTGGAGGACCGTCGTGAAATACGCACCGGCCATAGCGATTGCGTTCGCAGCCATCCTCGGTTTCTTGTTACTCAGAACCGGCTTCGCAATCTTCGGCTGGCTGATGATTGTCGCCATCGTTCTGGTCGGTGCGTTTCTTGCGTGGCGCAACCGCGCTTCGCTTCGCCTGTGGTGGGCGCGCAAGACTACTGAGTGGCGCAACGATGCACGCACGCTGCGGTTCTGGCTGCAGCTTGCATTCGCCCGCAAGCGTGATGCGCAAGCCACGGCTGCGATGGCTCACCAGCAGCACTTCCTGCAGGGCCGCGCGATGGATCCTGTCAATATGATCGTGATCGCGACTGTCGCGGTCGTGGCTTTGCCGATCATCGGCGGGATCCAAGAGTGGCGGATCAATCGCGTGAAGGCCGAGCGCGATGCGCCGTGCTCTGACGTTGAGGTCAGTCGCAACAGAAACGGAGAGTTCAGAACCCGCCGCCAAGCATGCTCTGCACTTGGCGCAACAATTGAGAGCGCGCTCGACTGGCGCAATCGTGCAATCGAAGCAGAGGCGACGTTGATCCGAGATATCGCTCGGATCCGGCAAGAGAACGAACTTGCTCGGATAGCAGAGATGGAAAGGCGCGAGAGAGCGGCGCGTACGAGCGACAGACAAAGGAGACGACAAAATGAAGCGATCACTGCAGCTCTTGGCGGTCCTAGCCCTGACCTCGACCGGAGCCTGTGCGAGCTTGCCGGGCGCGTCGATTGTGCCGCGACCGGAAGCGAGACCGGAGCAACCCCAACTGCCGGTCCCGACAGTGTGTCGGGTGAGAGCGGACGAGCCGACGAGCCTGCCGCTACCGACCCTCCCGCCTGAAGAGCCAGCGGTTCCAGGCCGCGCTCGCCCCACCGACGTTGATTGGCTGCAGGGAATGCTTCGGCATTTCCAATCGCGCACCTTGCGCGCGGAGGTAACCCAGTCTTATGCGGTCAATGTTGCGGACGAAGAGCGACGCGTTCGCTTGGAGAACGCGACCAACCAGAACGGATGCGCCGACCAACTGGAAGCGCGCGAGTAGCAAAAGCGGGGGCAAGTGATGGCGACACCGGAAGACTGGATGCGTGATCGCATCATCTTGATCGAACGCGAACTCGGCGGTGCTGCCGAGCGCGCGCGTTCGCTTGAGCAAAGCGACACTCTCCTTCGCCGGGAGATCACCGAGATCGGCACTCGCATCACCGAAGAAATGAACCGACAGCACGCGCACCTTCGCGGCGAGATCAGCCGCCTCGGCGATATAATCTCGGCAGAGCGCGGCGAAATGCGCGCTAGGTTTGAAGCCTCGACTAAGAACCTTGAGATCTCATTGCACGACGCAATGAAGGGATCCCAAGCGACCGTCATGCAGCAGCGTCAGAGGGAGCTGACTGAACAGAACGAGGTGTTCAAGGAGGAGATCGAGAAGAGCAAGCGCACCAACCAACACCTCGTGTTTGCGTTCGGCATCATCATCGTTATCGGCGAAAAGATATTTGACTACGCGCCGCAGCTCATCTCGATGATCAGCCCGACCCCTTAAAGCTACCCAAGGAGACCGACCCCGTGGAAGAAAACCTTTGGCTAAAAGCCATGCGCGAATACTGGCGCGACCCCGTCAACGTGATCGGCCCGCCGGGTGCTCTCGTGCGTCGCTGCATCAAAGGTCTGTGGATCGTACTCTCGATCTACGTCCTGTTCTGGATTGCTGGCCCGTCGCAAGTCGCGAGCTGGCAGCTCTGGATGGAGGACGACCGCCTCGCTCATGATCTCGCCTGGGGCTTCACCTTCGCTTCGGCTCTCTGCTTCGCTGTCGTTGCGTATGCAGCTGAGGGGTCCAAGCCGATCCGCATCCCGGTGTTCCTGCCGGTGTTCGACGGATCGTGGCGCAACCTGAAAGTCCACACTGCGCGACTGCACCTACCCAACGTACGCGTCTCGCTTGGATCCGCGTTCGCGATCAGCCTCTTCCTCATGAGTTTGTTGGGGATGTGGAATTATTACTTGCACGAGAACATCAGGACCGGCGGCGCTAGCGTCGCGGCGGTCGAGGGTTCGACGTCACGCGTGGCCGAAGCGGAGGCGGCTCTCGCCGCCCACCAAACACAAACGCGCGAGGCCTTGGCCCAGGTCGATGCGGCCATCGCTCAGACCAGCGCCGGATCTCCGACCGGCAGATCTCGCCTTGTTGACCAACGCACGCGCCTCATGACCAGCGCCGCTGAGACCGAGGCCCAGTTGCGCGCCGAGCTGCGCGAAGCGCGCGGCGCGACCGTCGAGGTTCGATCTGTCGCGGCGGATCCGCGCCCGGTCGATGGCATCGTGGCCGGTGCGACCGGCGTCGAGCGCGGCATCGTCGCTTCGTTTCTAGATCTCATGCGCTCTGGTGTGGTCGAGGCCCTGCTCGTTCTCGGCGTGGGCCTGGGTCTAGCCGGTGGCACCAGCCAGATCGGCGTGCCTAAAGCCAGGGACGAAGAGCCCGAGCCCGAGGCCGAGCCCGAGCCGGTCGAGGAGACCGAGCCCGCGCCGCCCGAGCCCGAGCCAGATCTGCCGCGCCGCCGGTACGTCCTGCCGGAAGCGACCGATCAGGATCGCACAGAAGCGTCGGCTGTAGGCCCGCACGCTCCCGTCCAGGCCAAAGCGCCGGAAACCGACAACGTCGATCCTGGGGCTCCTGAGGCCCAACCAGAGGAGCCGGTAACTGAGGATGACCTCGATGACCCGCTGGCCCGTGAGTACTACGAAAATAACAAGGAGAACGCGTAATGGCCGACCGCATCGTAGGCATCGATCTCGGCACCAGCACCAGCGTCGTCGCCGCCCTCGATCAGGGTGCGGCCAGGATCCTGGCGTTGGACGAGCGCGAGCGTGTGATCCCCACCGTGGTGAGCATCGCGCAGAACGGTGAGATCGTCGTGGGAGCTATCGCCCGCGATCAGCTTGAGACCAATCCCGAGTACACGTTCACCGGACTTAAGCGCTTGCTCGGGCGCAAGGCCGACGATCCGCAGATCCTCGAATGGGCCAAGCTCGTTGCGTACGACATCGTGCCAGGGCCGCAGGGCGAAGCGTTCGTGCGCGGACCTGACAAGATCCACGATCCGGTCGATCTCCTTTCCCACGTCTTCGCCAAGCTGCGTGAGACCGCACGCCAGACACTCGGTGAAGACGTCAACCGCTGCGTCGTCGGCGTACCCGCTCACTTCGATCTCGATCAGAAGGAAGCGATCCGGCGCGCGGCCAAGCTCGGCGGGCTGGAGGCTGTGCGCCTGCTGCCCGAGCCGACGGCTGCTGCGGTGGCATACGGTGTGGACCGCGCGAGCAATCGCACCATCGCGATCTACGATCTCGGCGGTGGCACGTTTGACATCACGATCTTGAAGATCGCCGGTCAGCGCTTCCGCCCACTGGCCACAGCTGGCGATCCCTTTCTCGGTGGCGAAGACTTCGACCAGCGCATCATGAGCTGGCTGCTGCAGCGCTTCCGCGAGAAGCACGGCATCGATCTTCGCGACGACCCAAGCGCACGCAACCGCGTGCGCCTCGCTGCCGAGAAGGCGAAGGAAAGCCTCAGCGCTCAAGGCGCTCACCGGATCTACGCTCGGAACATTGCGCACAGGCCGCTGCTGCTGGATCTCGATGAGACCATCGACCGCGCCGACTATGAGAACATGGTGCTCGACCTGATCGATCGGACGCGCGGCCCGTGCCGCGAGGCGCTGCGCGCTGCGAAGGTTGATGTGCGCGACATCGATGAGGTGGTGCTGGTCGGCGGCATGACGCGGACGCCTGCCGTCGGTGAGCTGGTGCGCGAGATCTTCGGACGTGTGCCGTCGCGCCGCATCGACCCCATCGCCGCCGTCGCTCTTGGCTGCGCGCTGCAAGGTGCTGCTCTTGCCGGTACGCTGAAGAGCGTGGCGCTGACTGACAACACGACGATGCCGTTCTCGGTTCAGGTGGGCAGCGGCGCTCTCATCCCGCTCATCAGGGCTAACACGCCGCTGCCTGCGCGCGAGGAGAAAGTCTTCGGCATTGCGAACCGCGAAGCTGCAGAGGCAGCGGTGCGCGTCTATCACGGCCAGCGCCGCGTCGCGACGCTGATCGTCAACGACATGCAGGAACAGGTGAAGAGCGAACCCCTGCTCCGCGTGCAGCTCGACGTCAACGACGACGGGATGCTCACGGTCACCGCTCGCAACCCCGCCACGAAGACCGAGGTCACGCATTCCGTTCACGCCGACACCGGCATGACGGCCAGCGAGATCCAGGGCCTGCGTGACATTGATGAAGAGGAAGCAGCAGCATGATCAAGCTAGACCAAGCGTCGCTCACCAACGCCTTGAACTTTGTGCTCAAGTGGCTGGCCGTTTCCGTCGTCGTCTATTTTGGTTGGAATAAACTCGCGCCCTGGATCGACGGTCTCATCACATTTATCTGACGCCTGCGCCGCGCGCTGTCGCGCGCCGATCTGACGAGGATCCGTCCTCAGAAAGAGAGCGCGGCAAACGCTAGCGCAGAAGCGGTGCCTGAAATGCAAAACGCCCCGGCGATTAGCCGGGGCGTTTCACTTTGGTGGGCGCTGGCCTTAGTCCTTGCGACCGCCAGCGAAGATCTTGAGGCCGCCCGCCTTCTTCTTCTCAGCTGCCTTCTTCTCAGCAGCGCGACGGCGGCGGGTTTCCGCACCTTGCTTCGCAGCGGCGCTGCGCTTCAGGTGCTCGAACTCTGCCTTCGTCATCGGGGCCGGAATGCGAAGCACGTCGGCACCGAAGAGTAGGATGGCCTGGAAGAAGATCGCCATCCAGAACTCAAAGTCCAGAACAGACAGAGCGATTGAGCCCGGCGTCTTTTCTTGGATGCGCCAGCGAGCAGCGTTACGCTCCATCACATCCGACTGGGGGTCTTCGACAACGTCGAGATCCAGTTGGTACGACGACGGGTGGCCCGCCATTGCAGGCGTCGAGTAGGCGAGCCACTCGTCCTGCATGTTGTCGGCCTTCACAGCCGAACCGAAGAACGACGCCGGGACAATCGCTAGGGCGATGGCCAGCACGCGAGCCGGGAAGGCGCGAGCGCGGACGTGGCCACGGTAGTCTTCCTTCAGCGAGCCAGCGACTGCGAAGGACACGACAGCGAGCAAAGCGAAGATGCCCGAGATCATGGCCCAGCTGATGCCAGCGAAACCGTCGTTCTCGTGAAGCGCACCCACGATGGAGCGTGTCTCGACGGTGATGACAGCGACGACGATCAAGACGCCGATGCCGATGGAGGCCCATTGGTGGCCCTTCAGATCTTTAAAGTTAATCATGTTGGTCAGCTCCTTGCCCTCTCCGGGGCGGCGCATTCTATAACGCAACTCGCTCTGGATGTCCAGCGTACAAAAAAAGCCCCGCTCTCGCGGGGCTTCAAGTTAGTTGGTCGGGAGCGACCTAGAGAACAACGGTCCAGCAATTCTTGTCGAGCTGGTAACCGACTTGCGCCGCTGCGTGGCGCGCAATGAGCCGCGCGATGCGTTGGCTGCGGCGGTTGATCTTTGAGCCCTCGCTAAAGTAATCGAAATACCAGCCAGGAACGCGGGCCGGATGGTCGTCGCCGAGATTGATGAGCGGGACGTGAACGCGAACATGCGTGCCGCTCTTCGATGCGATGATGCCAGCTTTGCGAAGCTTAGCGGCAACCTTCGTCGCGCGCTTATCGGCGTCGGTCACCTTGCTCTTCTTGATCTCGTTCGCCTTCGCGTTCGTGATGACTTCAACCTTCAGCGTCTTCGCCTCGACAAAATTGCCGCTCTTAGCGTAGCGGCTTGTGACCGCGTTCGCGAGATCCAGGCGCGACGCCCAACCGGCGTCGGTCCACTTGTTTGGTTCGCGCTTGCTGCGCACCGCAGTCATGTACGCGTACGTACGGCTCTGCGATGAGCGACGGAGGATTGTGCCGTCGGGTGCGATAGCTTGGAAATGTGTGGTCATGTGGTCAGCTCCGTGTGTTGTCGTTGGCCGATTGTATAATCTGGATGTCCAGATAGGTCAATAGCCCAGCGCTTCCAGCAGCTGGCGACGGCTGACCATGCCATCCTTCACCTCGACCACAACCCACCCGGCGTCATCGCCCGTGCCTTGTAGCGCGGCCAGTGTGGTGCCGTGGGCGCGAGCGATGCGCTCGGCGATGGCGACGCCACACGTCTCTTCTTCGTCGGCCCAATCTTCGCTGGTCATGTGATGTCTCCTCTACTTAAAGCAAAAGCCCCGCCTTGCGGCGGGGCTCTCAGGTTAGCGCTTGGCGCACTCGGGACCGAGGCCGGTCTTGATGCTCTCGGGAACGGTGAGCTTCCGAGCGCAGCGACCGCACCGGCCTTCGTGGTGGATCTCCAGATCCGCGTGGTTCGGATTGCGGATCGCGAAGTCCAGTGCTTTCACCGGCAGGCTGTCCGCGTTCATGCGGGACTTGGCGGTGAGACGAACGCCGCGCTGTGAAGCGAGGCCGAGGTAGACGTAGTCTACCTCGTTGTTGGGGCCAGCGAGGAGAGAGGCGAAGAACGTGTCGCCATCTTTGGCCTTGCGGACCCGGTAGGTGTAACGAGCTTGGGTCTTCTTGGAGACCACGGTGACCGTGGCGTTACCGGCGAAGATGAAGCTGGCTGCGTCTTGAACTTGCATGTTGCACCTCGTTGTGGAGGCCCATTGTATAACTGGACATCCAGACAAAGTCAAACGCCCCACCTTTCGATGGGGCGTTTGCTCTCTGATTTACTCCACGTCCCAGACGAACGAGGAGCACAAGCCGCAGACGAACGCGGTTGTGCGTGCCGCAACCATGCGCTTGCGAGCGGCGGCAACTAATGATGCGCGCTTCAGCGTCATCACGCGGCGTGCTTCGTACACCTCACGCTCTCGTGCTTCCTTCGCGATGGCGTCGAAGTCAGCCGCCGCGCGCTCCTGCGCTTCCGACAAGTCCAGGCCGCGATCCATGAACCGGCGAACCGCATCGCTCGCCTGCCCGAAAGCGCCCTCGTTCACCGCGTCCTGCTCGCGGCAGGACAAAGCGCCCCAATCAGCCGCCGCGCGTTCGTCAATGTTTTGGTCGATCATCGCTCTAACTCCGTGGTGAGCCCATCATATAATCTGGATGTCCAGAAAAGTAAAGCCCCGCCTTTCAGCGGGGCTTTTCAGTTTACCGGCGGGAGAGATCCAGTGCGTCTCGCACCTTCACCAGCTTGTTCGCTTCGCGAACGTCCTGCGGTGGGCAGTTCTCCAGAATGTACTGGCAACCCTCGGGCGTGAGCGTCCACCCGTCAGGCTTGATGCGTGCCAGGATCTCCATCGGTCGGCAGACTTCCTGGGGAAGCTCCTTGTTGTTCTCGTCCCAATAGCGACGAGTGGCGAGATCGCCGCCGGGCGAAGTCAACATCAGATCGCCTCGGGCCGAGACCATCAGCTTGGTGACTACGCGGTTGTGCCATGCTTGTGCTTGCATCTGTGTGCTCCTCGTGAGCCCATCGTATAATCTGGATGTCCAGAAAAGTAAAGGCCCCGCCGAAGCGGGGCCTTTCTTTCTACAGCAAGTTTGACGGGACGTACTTCCAGGCTTTGGCTCGCGCCTCGGCCTCGGTCATCGGGACGTTCCAGCGCTTCGCGTCGTTAAGGTAGAACGTGGTCTGCGCTTCGATCCACGCCTCGCACTTCGCGATGCGCTTCGCTTCGGCGCGAGCCCGAGCCTTCTCGGCGAACGCGGCGCGAGCCGCGATCTGAGCTGGCGTCGCTGCTTTCACCGCACGCTTCACCGGCTTGGTGAACTTGACGCCGTGGGCCTTGAAGCTGGCCTTCAGTTGATCGTGAGCTTCCTTGCCCATGATGAACTTCACGACGTCGAGGTAGATCGCGGCGAAGCGCCAGCCGTGCGACGCACGCTCGTACGGGTTCTCGTTGGTCGAGAAGATGTCGTTCAGCTCGTGAGCCATCTCGTGGCACACGATCCAATCGAGCATCGCAGGCGGGCCGTACTTGACGTAGCCGCCGTAGCTGGCAGCGCCACCGCGCTTGCGGCGGGTGTCGATCTTCACCGTGACCGAGCGACCTGGGCGACCGCCACGATACTTCGTGTTCAGGCGCTTCGACATCCCGATCTTCCAGTGCAGCGCTTCCATCTCTTCAACCGACACGCGGTTGCCGAGCTTCATTGCACCGGGCGTAGCGCCCGGCGCGCCGCTCAGTACGCGGCCAGGGTAGTACGAAAACACAGCGCGCTCTGCCTTGTAGAGCTTGCTGCGTTGTGTGTCTTTTGCTCGTGCCATGTGGTCTTGCTCCTCGTCGTCAGGCGAGGAGCCTTACCACGGCAGCGTTTAATAGTCAACTGGACATCCAGATGCCTACCGGCTCTGGCTCCTGCCTCGCGCGTGAGAGTAAAGGTAGACGCGCACTGCAGCGGCCAGCGACATCGTGGGGTCAGTGCGCGTCTCGCCGATCTGCGCGACCAGCTTTGGCGGCGTGGTCTTGCGCTCATCAACGAGCTGCTCAAGGCCATCCCAGAAGACGGCCTCCAGAGCGAGGCTGGTGCGCAGGCCGTTAATACGCATGGACTTCTTGATCATTATCGGCCCCTCTTCTTCGATGCCATCTCTACCAGCGCCATGCGCAGGATCTCTGGGTCGCTCTCGCTGAATACGCGACGCAGCTTTGCCAGGGCGGCAGCGCTCTCGGCGCTGTGACGCACCAGCGTCTTCGTGCTGGTCTCTTCGCGGCGCAGCTCAGCATCGATCTGAGCCTGCGTCCGCTCGCGCTTAATGCTTCGTTTCACTCTGGGCCTCCAGTTCCATCCGATAGATCTCAAGAAACGGCACATAGCTTACGTTACCGTCCTTGTCTTGTCGGATACCACCTGACCCGTGGAGCGCAAGATCCTGCGCCCAGCGCTCTAGATCTTCCTCTGAGAGCTGCTTCAGCAGCGCCTTAAAAGTATTCTGATCGATGGTCATGCTTCCACCTCCGGCGTGCGTACGTCGTAATAGACATTGCGCGGCACCTCCCTGCCGACTTCCTGAAAGAGAAGCTCGACGGCTCGGTAGGTGTAGCGGCTGAGAACCCAGACGCCTGGGGTCTCAATTAGTGCGCGGGCGGCGCGGCGCTCGCCGGGCGTGCCGAGATCTTCAAGCTTCATGCCTTCTCTCCCTCAATGATAGCACGCGCAGCGGCGATGGCTTCTTCAAGCCGTTCTGATGGTGGGATGCCGCGCCCTGTCCCGCTGAGCTGACGCTCGATGGCGGTGATCAGTTCGTTCACGATCTGCTTCTCGCGTTCGTTCATTAGTAGCGCCCCCGATAGAGCGCCGGATCAAAGTAAGGCGAACGCTGGCAACGCTTACAGGTGACTTGCTCCTTCACCTCAGTCGCGATCAGGGCGTTCTCTTCGTCCAGGCCGCACGCAATCTTGCGCGTGGTGAATGCATTCTCGTGGGCTACGATGACCGCCACGAAATGCGTAGGTCGGCGGCGGATCTTCCGCCCCTTATAGTCAAGCTCGCTCATGCCTTGCCTCCGTCGGTGAAGATCTGATCGTAGAGATCGCGGCCATACTGGCCCTTGTACTTGCGCACGATGTGAGCGCCGAGAGCAGCGGCTTCCGGCGTCAGCGTTTCCATGCGGGCCAGAGCGCGACCGATGCCGGTGTCGGCCTGATTGTAGCCGACGCCATTGCGCTCGGTGGCGCTGTCGTAGTTGGCGTCGTTCAGCATACGCACGGCGGTGTGGACCGCATCGATCTGGCTCTGCGTCAGCACCTTGGCGACACGCTCTAGGTTCGACGCACGCAGGGCGTAGGCGGCGCTGACACGGTCGCTGTCACTGTACACCCGCTTCGTGAACTCGCGCTCCTGCACGGCCTCCCAACCCTTGGCGACGGTGGCCTGCGAGACTGGCGCGAAGCTTTCCAGCTTCGGCTCTGCCACGATGGCGTCGCCTTCGATGTCGAGGGCGCGGTCGATCACATCCTGCTTATCGACAAGGACGTTGGCGATGCGCGCATCGATGCTGCCATCGGCCACGAGGTGCTGGATGAGTACGCTGCCAACCTGACCGATGCGGTGAATGCGGTCTTCAGCCTGACTGACGTTGCCCGGCACCCAGTCAAGCTCGACGAAGAACATACTGGCAGTGCGCGTGATCGTGTAACCGACGGCGGTCTTGATGGTGCCGATGAAGACGTTGGCTTGGCCGGTCATGAAGGCATCGACCGCAGCTTGGCGGGCCTCGACGCTCTTACTGCCGTGGACGACGACGCTGCCGAGATCGGCGAACGCTTCGGCAATCTGCTCGGCGACATCTTGGTGGTGGCACATGATCGCCACACAACCCAGCTCTTCGATGGCTTCGCGGATGTACTCGATGGCAGCGCCAACCTTCGCGAGAGCGATGTCGTGACGAGCCTGGGCCATCTCTTCGAAGGCAAAGCCAGTCTCATCTTGCAGCTCAGCGACACGCGCCTCGTACTTGCTATCGACCAGGGCGAGCGCCTCGGCGACAGCCAGCTCAGCCATCAGCGCTTCGTAGCGCGCAGCGCTGGTGCCTTCTTTGCCGACGATCTTGGCAATCTCAGGTGACGTGAGCGGTACGATCTGACGGCGCTTCGGCGGCAGCTCAGCCAACACGTCGGCCTTCAGGCGGCGCACCATGAACTTGGCGCGCAGCTTTTGCTGCAACTCATCGAGGTTAGAGCTGCCGGTGAAATCCCAGCCGTGGCCGTTATTGTAGGCGGCGCAGTAGCGCTTCGCGAAGGCGAAGAAATTGCGGCCCAGATCCTGCGGATCGAGAGCTTGCACCAGCGGCCACAATTCAATCGGTCTGTTGAGGATTGGCGTGCCGGTCATGAATACACGACGGCGGGCCACGAGACCAGCGGTCGCTTCCTGGCCGCGCTCCTTGGATCCAAGTACCGCTTTGGTGCGCTTGGCTTTCGGGTTCTTGAGGTAATGCGCTTCGTCAACGACGAGCAGATCCCACTGACGCGCATCGATCTCGGCGCGATACTTGTGCAGGATGTCGTAGTTGATGATGACGACGTCGGCGAAATCGCACTCGGCGACCCAGCCTTTCTTACCGACGACCGAGACGTTCAGGTGCTTCACGCACCACTTACGCCATTCGCGCTGCCAGTTGATCTTCAGGAACGCTGGACAGATCACCAGCACCTTGCGCACCGAAGCGTCAGCGTTGCTGACGCCGATGGCTTGGATCGTCTTACCCAGACCCATCTCGTCGCCGATCAGGGTGGCGTCGCGCTCCATCGCGTAGGCAATGCCGCCGCGCTGATAGCCCAGGTAGTTGAGGCCTGCGTTGGATGGGATGTCGATCATCGCGTCAGTCGCGCGCGATGCCTCAAGGCTACCGGCGGCAGCTGCGGCTTGAGCCGCGCGCTCGGCGTTAACCTTCTCGATCCGCGCAGCTTCGGCCACGTTCCAGACGTCGAGGGCGTCGCCACCCTTGAAGGCTTGAGCGGCCAGCTCGTCCTTCGTCCACCATACGCGAGCGCTCGGATCCCAGCGAAACTTGAGACCCTTGGCGGTTTGAATGAGAGCAGGATTGTACGCAAAGCGCGCCTCCCAACGGGCGGCGCGCTCGACGTACTCGATTGTGATCTGATTTGTCATGGCGGTCTGGATATCAACTGGACATCCAGGTGTCAACCCTCCTGGGCCTGGGGTCCGACGACCGACATGTCCAAGATGATCACGCCCTCTTCGCTATGGAGCGGCCCGGCGATGGTCGCATAAACCGCAGCGAGGAGGGGGCCGGTGGCTTCGCCGGATCTGATGGCTTCGGCGGTAAACGCCGGGCGGGATCCGACCGAGACAAAGGCGTCGCGGGTGTAAGTCGAGACCGATCCCTCGATCATCCGGTCGAGATCGATCTCTTGCTGAGGATCCGCACGGAAGAGGACCGATACGGTCAGCTCGATAGGCTGGCCGTCGGAGCTGGCGAACTCAACCTCGTACCAACCGACGCGCTCTTCGTGCCGGATGTGATAGCCCCGGCGCTGATCGTAGACGGCAGTATAGCCGTCGGGCGCATCGCGGGGGTCCGGTCGCGGGGTGCTTGGCCAGAGCCATGCGAAGAAGCTGATGCCGACAACGATGAAGAGCGCAGCGATCATGATGTACTGCATTGGTGAGAGGGTCTTCATGGGGGTCTCCTAGTAGCGGTTGAGGGATTGCTTGATGCGCTTAAGCTCGTTGTCTCGGCGCTGATCTTCCTTTGGGTCATAGACGAGGAGCCGGTGGTCTTCGCAGTAGGGCGTCACGCCATCCTCACCGACACGGCGGCATGGTTTAACGAACGCAGCGCGCCCGCAGTAGGCGAAGCCTGGGAGCTTCGGATCCCCAATAGGGTAGTGGCAGAGGCCGTGCCGGATGTCCGTGATGGAGAGGGGGTTGCCGTCGGACTTAGCAAGTGGCCCCAGCTTGCGGGCTGCTTCCTTGGTCTGGACGTCCAGTCGAACGACGTTCGATGGCGGTAGCGCCTCGGAGTTTACCGGCGTCGGCGCGGTGGACCCGCTGTGATCGATCTTAAAGTAGCTGCTCTTAGGCTTAGGGCGACCACCTTTATCCCTCACAGGTGGGCGGTCACCCTTCGCCCGCGACAGCTTGCCGACGACGGCGTTGCGGCTTGGCGGAATGTCGTTCGGCCATCGCTGGCCCAGCATCTTGCTGATCTTACCGGCGGACGCGCCGAGCCTCGCTTGCTCGTACACGAACGCGTCGCGCTCGGCGTCCCACGGATAGTTGGTTGTGCGTTTGCGTTCTTGCTCTTTCGGCGGCGCAGCCGCGCGCTTGTCGATCTGGCCTGCGGAATATGCGCTCATCTCAGCCCTCCAGTGTTGATGTTTCGGCCCGAACGAGGGCGGTGTGCATGTGATCAAGCTCCAGCTTGGCCTGGACGATCCAGTGCCGAGCCCCACTGAGGCTGACTGTCTTCTCCTGAGTGAAATAGTCAACATTCTCCAGGGCGCGCGCGAGCATCTCCCGGCATCCTGGGTATGCTGTCTTGTTCAGGCTTTCGGTTTGCTTTGCCGCGCGGTCGGCGACGGCCTTAAGGTCTGCTTCGGTCATGCTTGTGCTCCTTTGCAGGGCGAGCCCTATAGCTTGTGGGTTGAGGAAGAGTAAAGAGGCTGTGGCCTCCTTGCCTGTGGATATCTTTCAGATTGGGGGTTGACTGGGGGCCACAGCCTCCCGCATAGCGCCCGTCCCATGCATCAAGACTACACCACACAAGAGCTGCTCAACGCAGCACTCACCCGGTTCGTCGCTGACGCGCGGGCCACAGCCAAAAAACGTAAGACCACCCTCAAGGCCGTCTCCAAAACGATCTTCGGCGACACACGCACGCTGCCGTCGATCATCAGGGGCAAGCGCCAAACGTCGGTCGGTCGCATCGTAGCGGCGGCGAAGATCCTAAAGGAGATGGACGACCAATGAAGATCATCACAGCAGACGAGCGTCTCGCCGAACGCGGCGCTCCCAAGATCCTGATCGGCGGTCGTAGTGGTGTCGGTAAGACGTCGCTGCTGCGCACCCTTAACCCAGAGACCACGTTGTTCTGGGACTTAGAAGCTGGCGATCTCTCGGTGCGAGATGTGCCGGTCGATAGCGTGCGCGCTCGCACATGGAAGGAATGCCGCGATCTCGCGTGCTTCCTGGGTGGCGCAAACCCGAACCTCACCGAAGACAAGGTGTACGGTGCTGCTCACTACGAACACGTCGTGTCCGAGTTCGGCGACGACGGGCAGCTCGACAAGTACCGGACGTACTTTGTCGATAGCATCACGGTCGCCGCGCGCCTGTGCCTCGTGTGGGCGCAGCAGCAGCCCGAGGCCTACAATGCGCAGGGCGCGCCCAATCTGCTCGGCGCTTATGGCCTCCTTGGTCGCGAGATGATCAGCTGGATCACGCAGCTGCAGCACGCGAAGACCAAGAACGTCGTCATGGTTGGCGTCCTTGAAGAGACCGTCGATGATTTCAAGCGCTCCTTCTGGGGCCTGCAGATCGACGGGCAGAAGGCGGCAAAGGAGATCCCGCCCATCGTTGATGAGGTGATCGCCCTGCACATGGTCACGTTCGACGGCGACGACGCGCCGACGCGCGTGTTCTTGTGCTCGCCTGATGTCGGCAATGCCCACATCAAAGGCACCTTTCCGATCAAGGACCGCAGTGGCAAGCTCGATCCTTACGAGCCGCCGCACCTTGGCGACCTGATCCGAAAACTAGGAGGCGAAGCTTGAGAGATCTGCCCATGCAAACCGTGCTGATCGATGTCGCCGAGGAGCTGAACCGCATCGTATCGATCTCGCAGCTCATCCCCAGCACACATCTTAGCGTGCTTGAAGACCTCATGGTTCAGCTTCGCGAGGACGATAACCAAAAGACACAAGAGGGCGCAGCGATAGCGCTCGACATGATCCTCGCGACTGTCGAGCTGAAATCAGCTGCGCATGCGTACGCGGAGTTCATCATCGGATTGGCTGATCAAGTGCGCGATCAGTCGTCGGGCTAATCTTCGAGCCTCGGGCATCAGCGCCAACACGAAGAAGAACAGCAAAGCAAAGGCAAAAACCAATGAGTGATATGTACGATTTTAGTGACGCGGAAGCCAGCAACGGCGATTTCGATCTCCTGCCTGCTGGCCTCACTGCGTGCGTGACGACGACGGTCAAGGCCGGTGATGAGGACACGCCAGAGAACGCTTTTAAGCGCACATCGACCGGCCTCCTGATGCTCCAGCTGGAGTTCACGATCACCGAGACCGAGGACGGTAAGTACGTTGGCCGCAAGTTTTGGCAAAATCTGATCCTCGGCGCAGTCAAAGGCACGCAGCTGACCGACGGCCAAGAGAAGGCGATCAACATCGCCAAGGGTACGATGCGCCAGATCCTTGAGGCTGGTCGCGGTTACGCGCCGACCGACGAGAGCGAAGCAGCGATCAACGCACGCAAGTTCGACAGCGTGTTTGAGCTTGATGGCCTGGAGTTCTGGATCGATGTCGGTGTCGAGAAGTCGAAGGATCCCCAGTACAGCGACAAGAACAAGATCAAGAAGGTTCACGCTGTCGCTGGTGCCGACGAGACGGAGAAGGTTGCGCCGAAGACGGCGGCAAAGCCTGCAGTAGCGAAGCCTGCCGCTGGTAAGCCAGCTGCTAGCAAGGCACCGGGTGGCGCGCCGAAGCGCCCGAACTGGTCATGAGCGGCTTCCACCGCACGCAGGGCCAGATCGAGATCATGGCCGAACGGAAGAGGGTGGCGCAAGCCACCCTCGACCAGCTCCTCATGCAAGTCGGCGACGCCCTCCTCTCCGAGGATGAGCTGTCGGGACTTGAGCACGGACTGCCGAGGCTCTTCGATCTCGCAACCGAGATGGGTATCAGCGACAAGCCGCTCTCTGAGTGGAGCAAGGTTGAGGTGGTGCGCTTCCTCGCTATCGGCGTGAGAGCTGCGGTGCCTCTCCGAGTTGTCTCTTTCACCCTCGCGACCGACGACGGATCGCCACCATTCTAAGGAGCCGCCAGTGACCGACACGTTCGTTTTGAAAGACTTCAACCACACTGCGCAACAGCGCCACTCAAAAGCTGATCGCGCCGAGTTCGCCGCGCTCGTCAACACGCTGATCGATCAAGCTTTGGTCGATGCTCACATCGCTGAGCCGCCGCGCGCCTACAACATCAGCCCGTCGTCGGTTGGCGACGAGTGCCTGCGCCGCGTTCAATACCAAACGACGAGGGTTGAGGGCTCACCGCCCAGTGGCAAGCTGCTGCGGATCTTCGCGCGCGGCCACATCTTTGAAGACTATGTCGCCAAGCTGATGCGTGACGCCGGTTTCGATCTGCGTGTCACCAGCCCCAAGGACGGACGCCAGTATGGCTTCCAGCTGGCCAAGGGGCAGATCCGTGGACGTCTGGATGGCATCATCATGGACGGCCCGTATCTGCCGGGCCTGCTCTATCCATGCATCTGGGAGTGCAAGGCGCTCGGCGCGAAAGGGTTCGCCAGCTGCGTCGCTAAAGGCATCACCGAAGCGTACCCAAAGTACGCGGCGCAAGGCTATCTCTATCAGGCGTACATGGAGCTTGAGCACCCCGAGCTTTACTCGGTTCTGAACGCCGACACGATGGAGCTGCACCACGAGCCGGTGCCGTTCGATGAAGAGCGCGCGCAGTGGGCGTCGGATCGCGCCGTCCAGATCCTTGAAGCCAATCGCTGTGGCGAGTTACTGCCGCGCGCTGGATCGGACCCTGAAAAGTATCCATGCAAGTTCTGCGACTTCCGCGATCACTGCCATGACGGCACACCGCTCGGCGGTGATCTCGGGCCGGTGCGAAAGGGGGACCAATGATCAAAGAGTTCCCTGGTGTCGCGATGACCGCCACCGTCCATGACTGTCCGTATCAAGAGGAGAACTATTAATGGATACTTTAGGCGAACGGGTAGCGTGCGTTGAAGCAGCCAACGAGATAGGGGCGTACATTTACGGCCTGGATGCGTCTGGTTACACGCCCATCGAAGTCATGGTCGGTATGTCGATGGTGATGAACAGGTTCATCGAGGATCTGCAGGAGGCGAACGGTGGTGTGAAGTTCATGGAGTTTCAAAACCTCCGAGCCGCAAACATCCTCTTTCAAGGGCTAGTGGTCGAGCGTCTCGTTGCGCCAGTTAAAACATAGCCCATGGGATGTCGAAGACATCCTGTCGATGTGTCGGGATGCCGAACACGACGGGATTGATGACTACGCCCAGAACTTTGTTGACGACACACGCAATCGCGTGATCCGCTGGGGGTTGGCGATGGCCCTCAGCGAGAAGCAAGAGAACTTTCTGATGAGCGCAGCGGACAAAGGTCTGCGCGCGCGTCGGTCGAGGGGGAAAACGTGAGCGAAGACGTGTTGCACCAACTACCGTGCAGGCCTGACCGCGAAGCGATGGAGCGCTTCGTCAGCGAGATCTTCAACACGCTGGGCATGCGTGGCCTTGTCGAGCTGTGCTGGACAAGCGTTCGCGCGCCTCACGCTCTGGAGTTCGCGCGTCAGTACGATGTCGGTGATCTAGACCAGCTGGTGCAGGACGCGGCGCGCATGAATGCGTCGCCGAACTGCAACGTCTACATCAGCGCTGGCCTGCGCAAGTCAAACACATACCCAGGCAAGCGCGCCAAGGACGAGCATGTTCAATCCATCGTCGCGTGCTGGGCTGACTTCGATAAGCCGGGCGCTCTTGAGCGCGCGATAAAGAAGGCTACCGATCTGGGCATCACGCCAAACATCGTGACCTACACCGGCCACCATCCACACACGCGTGGTCAGATGTGGTGGACGCTCGATGAGCCGTGCGAGGATTTCGACGTTCACATGCAGATCCAGCGCAAGCTCGCGCTTGAGCTGGGCGGCGACAAGACGGTGATCAACAGATCGCGCGTGATGCGCTTCATCGGCAGCGTGGCGTGGCCGCTTAAGGCTGAGCGCACGCTGGAGATGACCGGCTTCTATGATGCCGCCACGCGCCAAGCGCCATACACATTGGATGAGCTGATCCATTGCTTGCGCCAGTCGAAGAGTGAAGCGCCGCGCAACCCGCTCTACGATTTCAGCACCGCTGAGCCGACGATAGAGACGCAAGATCTGATCGCGTTCAGCGTTGAGCCGCATCAATTCCACGAGAATGCACGCAAGGCGACAGCACGCCTGATTGCGCAGGGCATGAGCCCTGATGATGTGTACGGTGTGATGGCCGGTGCGGTGCGTGCTGCTGGCGTCAACGTGCCAGAGCGTCTGATCCAGCTGAAGAACCTCGTTGCGGGCGCGGCGACCAAGTACTCTCCATCAGGGAAAGAGACCGCCGCGCCCTCATCAGCGCCGGATCCTGGCGCGACTGGTGATCGGGTTAGCCCGTTCATGAGCATCGCGCAACTGCTTGCGCAGCCCGCACCCGAGTACATCATCGACCAGTTCCTGATCGAGCGCGGCATGTCGGCGATCTTCGGCGCGCCCGGCACGTTCAAGACGTTCATCGCTCTCGATCTGGGGCTCAGCGTTGCGCACGGGATCCCGTGGCATGGCTTCGCCACCAAGCAACGCAAGGTGCTCTACATCTGCGCCGAGG